CTTTCTCTCGATTGTATTTCATTTAAAATATTTCTTCTCATCTTATTCAATTCCACACGGTCACTGTATAGTTCAGTTTTATCTCTTACTTTCATCAAAAAGTCGTAATATTCTTTAAGGTCTTCTGTAAGCCAACCACCGTAATCGTAGTCATCGTCCATCTTGTTTTTCTATTTCCTTAATTGTTTCTAATTCTTGCATTGAAATCATATCAGCATTAAATGATAGGCTTCTTCGTTCACCTTTACCTTTAAATGGATACACTGAATGTCCCAATGTACTTGGAAAAATGTGTAACCATCCAATCATTTTTTCAACTCTAACATTAAAAATTGGTGATGTAGAAAAAGGATCAGCAGCGCCCATACCTGTAAAAATTAAATTTCCATCAAGATCAAGGGGTTTTATTGGTGGTTCTGTATTTTCTGGATATTTTATATGCAGTACAGCAGAAATTTTACAATTTGAATGTCTATGTATGGGATTATATTCATTTTCAAATTGATGTACAGTCCAACAACTAACTATTTTAGCAGCCCAGTTATTTCCATGAGGCCCGCCGGGATAACTTTGATCTAAGTGCTCAATCATATTGCCATTTGAAAGCACAGTATTCCAATACTTTGTGGTCATCTGAATAAAGTACTCCATTAATCCAGATTCAACTAATTTATCATCCGTAAAATAATATTCTTCTTGAATTTGTCCAGCAAGACCAACTCCTGCACTATCATGTTTTGGATCATCATAAATTTCATCTGTAATTTTTACAATTTTTTGGAATAGATCATCGGGCACTTTTGTAGTACAAACAAGTTGTGCCCATGGAGCATTTACATGCCAATTTTCATCTATTTGCATTCTATCCTTTTACGTTCACCATCATGTATTAGAAACTCCTGTCTTCTTTAACTGTTGCGTAATAACCGTCAGTATTCTTCTGTTGTGCATATTTGTTAGCTTTGTCGCGAGTATCAAAAAATCTTCTTTGAATATCTTTGGGGTCTGGTTTATGGATAGTTATATTCTTACTCATTTGAGCATGACTGCCGCTGTTTGTATTAGGAATGTTCCACCATTCTACCCAAATATTCATTTTACCTACTCTCTTTAATACTTAACATACGTTTATTATATCATATTTAAAAGATTTGTCAAGTGAAGAATCCCATGATATTAGTTTTTCTTTCATGTTCCCAGCCGATAACATTGAGAATACCGATTATAGGATCAAGGAAAGATTTGGAAAATTGTTTTTCATAATCTATGTATGGTTTCAACTCAAACTCATCTGGTAAAGCATTTAACATAGCAATTACGGTATCACCAGTTGGATTAGGTTCTTTTAGATAAGCAAACTTAATCTTCTCACCTTCTTGAATTTTTGGATACTTTCTAGTCAATCGTTTGTTCTGTAACATCTTATTGTAGATTAAAGAACCTTTAACATGAATCGGTGTAGACTTTTGATAGATTGAAGCTGAATCATGATACTTGGCAAGGCCTTTCACAGATCTTGGAAAAGAAACTTCTTCTGTAGGAAGTGACTTGAACTTAGTCTTGAAACCTTCAATATAATTGATTACATCATCTTCTGTTCCATTCATCATAATCTTGAATGCCTCTTTGAGAGCGTTACGGCAAGATTCTGGTGTTGAACTTCTGACAGCTTCAATACCCATAATTTTTAGTTTAGGTTCATCATACTGAACACCTTCAGAGTTATGAACATTCAGAATGTAATGTTTTTTACTAGTCCAAATACCGACCTCTGCCAAGACCTCTCGTTTCATTACCATCTTTTGTTGAAACGCATTAACATACTCAGCCATTTCTCCATAACACTTATCAATCACATCTTGAATTTTACCTTCACAGACCTTATCCATGAATTCAATAATTTTATCTGTATCTGTAAGACCTACCTTTTGTATGAGAGAATCAAGAGTAACGTACAGAGAGTCAGTATCGGAAGCGAGGACATAATCATGGTTTTCTGTCTCCATTAATTTATTTAAGTATTGATTGACTGCTCTCTCAGCCCACCGAATGGAAAGTTGACCCGCAACGGATACAGCTTCAGCATTCCTTACATCATAAAAACGAAACCATTGATTACCAAGGGCTCCGTAGGCTGAGTTGAGAGCAATCTTTAAGTTGATCTGCATATTGTGATACTGAGCCAATTTGTTAGTATCTGCAGCTTTACCTTTCTTCTGTTCCGCAATCATCAAATCTTTATACTTGACGCGGTCAGTATACATCTTTTCCATAAGAGCTGGGAGGAAGCCCTGTTTCTTACGAGTATACAAAGAACCATTCGGAGTCATAGTAAGATCTTTCTCTCTAAGAAAATCAACATCAACTTCTTTATCAAGTAAAGCGTCAACTAGACCAGACTCAGGATACATGCCTACAAGAGTCTCAGGAGAAATATTATACTGCATAATCAAATGTGGATACAGAGAGTTTAAGTCAAAACTAGCAACCCACTTGTGCCGACCGATTTGAGGATCTTTTACATAGGCACCTTCATACGCTTCTGATTTAGTCTCATGTTTCTTTGGTGGGACAACAATTTGTTGGTCTTTCAAATGATTGTAGATAATACAGTCCCACATCTTTACAGGACTGAATACGTCATTGAAGTTACACTTGGCCATGTAAGCTAGTGAAATAATCATCTCCAAGAGTTTCATCTTTTCTTCAAGTCTTTCCAACAGGACAACATCATGAACATTGTAGTCAACGAACTTCTGAAAGTTTGTTTGGTATAGTTCGTGTAGTGAAGCGTATTCTGAATAGTCTAGTTTCTTTTCTCCTAACTCTGCGTATGCAATGTGGTTCAAAGAATACGACTCTTGATTGACATAGGTAAACTTTTTATAAGCATCCATATAGTCAATACTTGAAATACCAACCAGATCAAAAATCTGTTGTTGTCTATTACCGAATAGAGTTATTTCATTCTCTTTATACCAGCCCCAAGGAGAAAGTTTCTTAGCCATCTTCTCACCAAGAATCCTGACGATACGATTAACAAGAAATGGAATATCAAAAAACCTTGAGTTCCATCCAGTAATGATATCTGGATAGTTCATAGACCAATCGAGGACAAAGTTTTCCAATAACCGTTTTTCGTTCTCACAATGAATATACTCGACGCCTTCAGCCGGTGTGTATTCCTGACAGCCATACACCTTGAAACTTTTTCCACAACGATAAGAGATAGCCAAGACTTCCTCGTTGGCACTTCTTACATCTGGAAAGCCATGTTCCGAACTGGTTTCAATATCAATATATCCAATCTTAATCTTATCTAAATCGTAGTCAACCATACCGCGATAGTTATCAGAAATAAAAGAATATTGGAACTGGTCAAACCCAAAAACATTACCGCCATAATCTTTCATGGCTTGGCGAGACTCTTTCATAGAGCCCCACTTCACAGGAGCAACATTCCGATTATCTAGGGTTTTCCATTGGGGATTTTGAGGTTTGTGAGATTCTACAAATAGGGTAGGTTCGTAGTTCAATTTTTCTTTGAAAGATTCACCACGATCATTAACACCTCTCAAAGCAATGAAATTACCATGAGGCTGTACATTAGTATAAAACATTAAAATTTATCTAGTTGATTGTCAAGGATGGTCTAAGTATTTAACGTAATTCACGTTTAACTTATCTAAACTATTATAACACAATACGATGTGTTTGTCAACCCACGAACGCCCGCGATTGGCACCTATCACAAATAAAATTTGTAGATAAACTAGCCACACATATTTCATATTTTCCTCCTATGAGAGAAGGCCTGTCTTATATTGGGTCTTCCCATTGACTCTTAGAGCCGTCATTGTTTTACTACGATTACTCCCATCAAGTACATAAGAGCAATGCACCCATCCACTATTTGGGTCAACTCCATCGTAGAATTCTAGAATGAGTTGATCGAATATTAAATTTTCAGAAATCCATTTTGCGAGGTTTGGATTTGAAATTCTGGTAGATTCAAAGTCTGCTGCTTGTCCGTTACAATGTTGACTTGTCTTTGATCCACCAACTGCTTTGTTCAATGCTGGAGAACGATACCCACTATTGATACGGATAACTCCAAATTCTTCTCTTATTGGCTGTAAGATAAAATTACAAAGATTGGTTAAATTAATAACGTGTTCTCTTGTTGCATCGTTTGATATACCCAAACGATCTGCAGTTGAACTTTTTATCATTTCTTGATACCCAAAGTTTTTTGTTAGGTGACCATTATATGATGGTATCTTGACTGCCATAATATTCCTTCCTAAGTTTATTTTATTTCAACTGAACCAGTAGTAGGATCGAATATAACTGTAAATGTTTTTTCGATTGGTTTGAGTGTTCCGTCTGCTTTGACGATAGGTAACTTACCCTCAACAGCAGCCATCAATGCCTCTTTGGCATTTTTGAATTCATGCGCGGGGTCTTCTTTTATAGCTTTATCTAATTCTTTTTGTGCGTCTTTTGGAAGTAAATCATCAATCATTCCTTCCACGTGCTCTTTTGCTAAGTCCGTAGCCTTGTCTATAACAAGACCAGAAATAACATTGAATAATAACAAAGGTAACATAATATTCTCCTAGAATTTAAATCCTTTTGGATCTTGTAGGTATTTTTCCCATATCTCTATACCATGTGCAGACATTGGTCTTTGTGGTACTTTTGAGAAAAATTGATCACGCGTTAAAAAATCATATTCTATCTTTTCTTCCACATCATCAAAAAGAACTTCTTTTAATACTTTTCTTTTTTGTGCCATTTTAATTCTCCAATTTAAGATGATTCTTGTAACCATCTTTATCTGATTGGTAAAAATCCCATTCTGAGTTGACATTTATTGCATTTGGATTAATACCCGATGCGTCTATTGCTGCAGCAAATGCTTCTTTAGTATCCCAATGAGTTTTATTGACGTATTTAGCAACAGTCTCAACTACCTTTTCAACTTTTTTAGGAGCTTTTAAAATCGCCCCCATTGCTTTAGATACTTTCTTTTTACCTTTATGTGCGTGTGCCATGTATATCCTTTATTGTGTTAAAAATTTGTAAGCTGGGGTTTCTTTGAATTCTTCTGGATTGGATGTGAACGCCTCATAAAGGGCTTCAATATTAACAGGAATAAAATCCCGATCAAAAATCATTCCAGTTGAAGTTACTGCTTCTGTAAATTCTTCAATACTATTCCAAGTTACATCACTGGTTGTGGATTCTACTTTTTTTGGTTTAACTGCTTCCAATTCTTCTATAAGGTCTTCTTTACTATGTCTTCGGTCTAATTCTATTCCAAGAGTTCTACCTTCTTTTTCTAATTCTTTTTTTGATTTAAAACTTCTAGGTTTTGCCACTTCACTACTCCTATTGGGGTTTAATTTTCTCTATAATATTATTTATAATCCCCCAATCTTGCAGGATTGGGGGCACCACAGTGGCTATTGACCGATGGGAATCAGTCTAGGCTTTTTCTCATCTGGAATTACACGTTCCAGATTCACTATAAGCATACCGTCTTGAAGATCGGCATTTTTAACAATGATATCATCACTCAGTTGGAACGCCCGAGAAAAAGTTCTCTTGGCAATTCCACGATGTACAAAATTGATTTCATTGTTTTCATCATTATCAGCCCCATCATCTTTCGCGGTAGTAGAACGGATGGTAAGAGTACCCTCAGTTACTTCTACTTCAATATCACTTTTTGAAAAACCAGCAAGAGCTAGTTCAACAACATACTGTAAATCATTAATTTTGCGAATGTTATATGGTGGATAACCCGATTGGGCGGTATCCATAGTATTAAGACGATTAAAAAGTCCATCGAATCCAACGCTGAATCCGAGCATCTTTTGTAAGTCTTGTTGAGTGGGGAATGTGTGTGGTGCTAATGTTAACATAGGGCCTCCTGTAAAGCGAGGTTAATAATACACTCCAATCTTCAGCACGTAGACTTGGAGTAGGTTAGAGGTCACCACTATTGGTCAACCTCAATCACGCCATCCTTCTCCTTTGAAGAGATGATGACAGCGATGTTTTAGAACAGTCCAAACTAGACTGCTTAAAGAATCTGAAGTATAATTTCCAGATTCCTTTACTATCAATTTATATTTAGTCTTCATAATTTTTTCATCAATTTGCCAATTACTATAGTAGTATTTAGTCATAATATAAAAAAATGAAAAGGGTGAGTTTAATCACCCTCTGTCAGATGGTATATGATTACTTCTTGGAATAAATTCCCCAAAGTACCCATATTGCGACTAGACCAACTAGGCCTTCGCTTCCGAGTGATTTAACTAAGCTGGTAACTGAACCAATGACATCAATGCCAATGAATGGAACAGCTGCTCCGAAAATAATTTGAAGAACCACTCCCAATGCGATTAACGCAAGACCAGTTTCAGTAAGACTGCGAATCCAGCCTGTTGCTTTTTCTAACATAGGATTACTCCCTTTTTTTTGAATTATAGTTTTGGCCATATAACTAATGTGTTATTTGCCGGTTGAACCAAATCCACCTTCTCGCTCGGTCTTCTGAACTGGTGGTTTTTTGATTTCGGTTAAACCATGATATATCTTTTTCACCAATTCAGCTTGACATACTCTATCTCCATTATTTATAGTCTTTGGAGCTTGAGCCATGCTAGTCATCATAACGAAAACAGGATTTACATAGTCAGAATCTATTATACCTTGACTATTTGTTAGGTATAACCCATCATTCCAAGCCAAACCTGACCTAGAATGAAGTCTAACTGAGTAACCTTCTGGAATATCAAAAATCAATCCAGTAGGAATTAATACTCGTTCCATGTTATTTATTTGAAGAACTCCGTTCTTAAATGGTTTTTCGATTACTCTGTTTAGAGTATCTTGGCGGATTTGGTATTTTGCTAATCCGTCAAAACACGCGTGAATATCGAAACATGCTGAACCCTCTGTTGCATAGAGAGGGTCTTTAGCATTCGGATGTAATTTGTAAAATTTTAATGTTGTTTCATTCTTGGTTGTTTTGGTCGCCATCTTCAGTCCTTTTACTTCCAATATTATATTTTGCTGTAAGATCCCATTGGTCTTTTTCTTTAAAAGATAGGATCTTTAGTTGATTCAACGGAACAACTAATTCACTTGAAGAGTCTGGATTCACTAGTGCAATTAAGCCCCATTCCGATAAAAGATTTGCTATTGTATTACGTCTTGCTTGGTCATTTTCTGAGAAGTTGGTTGGTTTACCATCAAGTGCAAATAATTCTTTAAAGTGTACGATATAGTATCTACCTTGTTTATGTAGTATGTGACAAGATTGATATATTATTTTGTCTTTTCGGGAAGCTACCCCGATTCTAGTAAGTGTTTCACGCACCTTGAGAAAATCATCTGGATTCTCCAGAGTGCACTCCACCATGTTCTCTGTTCCTGTTGTCATTTTCCACTCCACCTTGATTCAGTTTATCTATGATATAAGCCAACTGATCCTCAGAGAGAATTCTTAGAGCATCTTTGGCTTTCTCATAACTAAATCCATAATACTCTTTAACCAGTTCAACATTTTGTAGTTTCTCTGGTTTCAGCC